TCAGTGTATGCCTTGGAATATTTCGGAAACTTTTTACCATCTTTATCAATACCGCTTTCTGAGCGTCTTCTTATTTCTTCAGCAAACTGAATACCAAGAGACTCACGCATTTCAGGCGTGAAATCATCAGGAACGTCAAACCTAACTTTTTGCTGTTTAACCATCGTCTTCCTCATCGTCTACAGGCTCGAATGGGCTATTACCAACCACTAAAGCCTCTACAGCTTGTTTCTTTTCCTCGTCAATTTCTTGCTGAATCTCTTCGATTTTTGCTTCAGACAGTTCAGGATTTAAGCGCCTCATAACTTCTTTACGCGAAATTAAACCGCCCTCAATCTCAACCATGTAATCTTTTGCTAGAGCACCGCGCGAATGAAAAGGTATCTTTTTTGTGAAAACAGTAATTACGTTTGAGTTCATATTAAAAAGAGTGTTTGGCGCTAGAGGGTCAAATTGATCATTAATTGACCAAATAGGATGGACATATTTTAAGACCGTATCCCAAAACTCGCTTTCAAAAGCTTTATAGATCTCTGTTTGCTTGGATTGATGATCCAAGATATCAGCCTCATCGATAACTTTCGAGATACCGGAAGCAAAGTTATCACCATCTAGCTTACCAACCGCACCAGGCCGAATGCCTAGAGACTGAAGCCACAAAGCTAACTCTGTGGAAGCTAGGTTTAAAACTTTGTCGATATCGACATCTGGCTTAATTGAACCGATTTCAGGTTTCTTGTCAGAGTTGGGGTCGGACTTGAAACGCCAAAAAACGGCTGGTGACATTTTAAGGTTTTCGTCGTTAACGTCTATGCCATATAAAATGGAAAAAATAGAAAACTTAGTCGCAAAGTTAAGATCTGTTAATAGCATGGGTATAAGTAGTGATAGCTGCAACAGATCCGCTCTAGGCTTTGGCATCACTGAGTTCTGGCTGATTGTTAGGTACTGACCAGGGATGCGGCCGTAGGGATTAACAAAGTCGATTTGTTCAAAATCAATCTGCATCTTTTCTGCCATTATGTCTGGCCTTAGCTCGCCTTGAGAGTCGAAAATTACAAACTGCTCATCTGACCAGGCCCACCTAATATCAACTTCATTAGCTCCACTGGAATCACTGCTTTTACCCATGAGTAGAATAATGACGTTGGCCTCTGTAGGATCCTTGGGATTGAGGTTCACAGGTACAAAGCTATGGTTTGGTATAGCTCGTGTCGTTGGCTTACCCTTATTCAAAACAACTTGCTGAAAGCTGTAGCCGAAAAGGTTTTGAAGCTCATTGTTGTAATTTAGCTTTGGATTGATATTGAATTTTGATTCGTAATATTCCAGAAGCTCTAGTTCAGATTGATTTTCTGGATCTATAGATCGCCTTGGCGTGTTTTGATAAATTTGAGAGAGTTTGTTTATAATTTGGCGCAAAATGTTTATTGGCACCGCTCTAGTTCTAGCTTGCTCGCTTGAACTCTCGCCTAAGTCGTCATATAAAGCAGACATTAATTCATTCAGTAAAGCACCTTCATAAATGTCATATAGGCGCTCGTTAAGCTCTAGTCTATCGCTGGCATCTTTCACTTGCTTATTCAAATAATCTATCGATTCTTGTGCGGTAAGATCTATCATCATAGCTTCACAGTCCCTTGTGGCTTTCGTTTCGTCGAATTTATTGTAGCACAGATTCCATATCCTATAGCAGTAGTGACATGCTGGTAAGGGCTTTTTGCAGAATCGTCTTCGATGTAGTTCGCGCCTTTTTTAAGATTTGTTAGTTTCATACCCTTTATCGCAGTTGGGACATTTTTATAAAATAGAACTCTGACTTGATTCAAATCATTGCAACAATGAGCATTGACTATCGAATGCCTAGTTCTAATTGGTGGGTTTTTCGTAGGTACATCCATTTCAAACTTAATAAATCTGCTTGTTAGGTACTCTTGAATTACTATGTAATTGGTTTTTTTGCTGGCAGGATCTCTGTTTCTGCCAGTCGCATCGCCTTGAATGATATAGTAATGGTTTTTATTTATCAGTCCACGATTATAAAAGTCGTCTACGCCTTCATAGGTATAGGCATCATAGATCACTGACTCTTCAAAAAAGTGGAATATCTTGCCATCAAATTGATACATGATAGCCGACAAAGGCTTTCCGGCTGCAATGTTAAAGTCGAAGCTTATATATATAGGTAGCCTTTTATTGACCTTATATTCTTGATCGCGGATATTTTTTTCTGAAAAAGCATGATAGATGCCCTTGCCCATCAATGAAATCCAACGCCCTCTAATATATCTATCAGCCTCTAATTTTGAATAATCTTGCTGTAATTGTTCTATATATATAGGATCTAGGTATGGATTTTCTGTTGTCACAGAATAAAATACATATCTTGACGGGTATTTTTTTTCGTCTTCTATAAAATATTTATGAAGGAATGAATCAGGGTTTCCTGGGTTCGTAGCGACTAAAAGCCAGTTTTCAGGAACATTGTGTATCCGTCTCAAGCGACCTTTAAATATTTTGAAACCGCCACCTTCTTCATAAAACTCTTCGTCAAATTCAGTAGCTTCTTCAATGATAATACCGCTAAGTTTGAGTGACTTGGTTTTCCCGAACTTCTTATCCCCAAATGACACACCTAATATTTCCGATCCATTTGCAAACCTAATTTCACAAGTGTTATCTCTTTTTTTGAAATGAACCCCCTCTAGAAGGCTATTATCAAGGTGTTCAACTATTTCCTGATATACGGTTCGGCGCAAATCTGGTAAAGACTGCCTAGAGATAGCTACTCTCGCGCCAGGCCATTTTAGGCAGTGATAGCAAGCCCAATGAGCGCACAAAATACTTTTACTTGAACCTACTGAACCACTTAGCAAAATTTCAGGGGTATATTTTGAATAATCATGATTGTTCAAAAGTTCCAAAACTTTTCTCTGATAACCAAATGGGATAAAACCCGTAAAATATGGAGTGCTAGTCATGCGACCTCAAATAAGAAAAGGAAAAAGATTTGGTAAATGGAAATATACAGGAAATTACAAAAGAGAAAAATACCAACACTTAAAAATTGAATGCGTTTGTGAATGTGGAACGATTAGATTTATTGTATTCAAGGATCTTCGTGAAGGCAAATCTAACGGTTGTAGGTGTTACCAAAATATAAGCAAACATCCACTTCATTCAAATTGGGGATCTATGCACGATAGGTGCTATAACCCAAAAAATCGTGATTTTAAAAACTATGGTGATAAAGGTGTCAAAGTTTGCAAGCGATGGCATCGAGAAAATCGTCAAGGTTTTTTCAATTTCGTTGGTGATATTGGCAAGAGACCAAGTAACATGCACTCGATCGATCGCATAGATGGCAACAAGGATTACTCGCCATCTAATTGTCGATGGGCCAGCGCTTCAGAACAATCAAACAACAGAAAAACAGTAAAAAAACATAAAAAAGGCCATTTATTCGGATGGTGGTCATTTACTGGAAATCAAAGGTCAGAAAAAAAAGGTAGAGGTTCGGTCATATTTTACGAAGTTGTGTGCCGTTGCGGTTTTTCAGCATGGAGAAACAAAGGAACACTAGTCAATGGCAAATCAACAAAATGTAAAAGTTGTGCTATGAAAATGGTTAAGTCAAAATAACCTAACGAATCATTTAACTCTTTTATCTATCGACAAAATTATCCGCCATATTTTTTATTATGTTTTTCGAGTGATTTTGCTTGCTCTGGGTAGCTATCTGAACATATGCCATCACCTGGCCTATCAATACCTACTGAAAAACTACCCGTAAAATCACATTTATAAAAATACAAATGGGTTTTATCTGTTTTGTTATAAATAATCATTTAACTCTTTTATTCCAAGCCTTAATAATTTCTTTAGAGCTTTCGCAAAACATTCTGAAATCCAAACCGCACATGCATGAAATATGAAAACCTCTATAAACAAGAGGCTCGAACATCAGAATGGAGCTACCGCATAGTGGGCACGGAAGTATTTTCACTCATCACCCCACTTCAAACTAATCCCGAACCAAAGAAACAAAAGACCTATGTTTTTGCAATCGAAGTCTATAGCTATAGTAGGAAAAAGTGCTATGCACTTAAATTCTCTCCATAGGTTTTCATACTTAATTTTCACTCATCACCATCCTTAAGATTCTTAGGGTCATAACTCAAATTGAAGTTGAACGTATTCGACTTCTCATTGTCGGGATCATGGCCGAAAGTATCGGATTTTCGGAACCTGTTCTTACAGTTGTAAATATATGCAGCCGCGTTAAAATTCTTTAGCTTGCCAGCCGCTCCATGTATTCCCATTTTCTCCCAAAACTCTTGACATTTCTGAAAACCTATTTTTTTAGCTTCCAAGAACTCTTCGTACTTCTCCCATGTGTATACAGTGCTTTTGCATACATCTATAGAAGCTCCGAAGGTTTCATAGCTTAAACCAGACGCCATGTGTTTTATAAGCATCTGGCAATATTTCTTCTTATACAATGTTGGCCTTCCTCTCGGATTTCCGGTTGGTGTTCGCTTCAATAATTTACAGTCAGGACAGAATTTATTATAACCAGGTTTGCCTTTAAATTCCTTTTTGCAGGTCGCACACTTCAATGTTTTAATCCGTGCTTTGGATTCTTTTATTTTGTCCTGTGCATATTTTTTGCCTTTGTCTTTGCAAGGAAATGAACAATATATTTGTGCTTCGATAAACGTGCAAAAGCCTACCTTGCAAACAGGGCATTCTAATTCCCACCATGTTCGGTTTTCAGGTAAAGCTAATGGCATTTAGCTTATCCTTTCGGCTGTGTCACCTGTGTATTCCTCGAATCTTTTCAGAATTACGTTCATATATTTTACGTCTATTTCCATGCCGTAGCATTTGCGCTTGGTCTTTTCGCAGGCTATTAGCGTAGAGCCTGAGCCTAGGAATAGGTCTACTATTAGGTTCTTATCTTTACCCCATTTCTTGAAAAATTCTTCTGCGAGCTTAACTGGCTTTTGAGTAGGATGAACTCTTTTAGGTCCGTCGACTCGTTTATCGTGACCAAAAACACCAGACCATAAAACCCTAATCATAGAATATTTGTGTTTTTTCTTAGACCAGCACAATTCAAAATCACCTATATGCGTCTTATCACCTGCTTCCGTTATTTTTTTATCCCAACATATCCAGCTATTTTCTACTGAATCTGGTAAACGTGCTGAATAATTATCCGGCCCCCAAAGAAATATTTCTTTACAATAATCAAAAAAATCCAATATAAATCTTGGATCATAAGGCTTATTATCATCATGTATAGGGTTATAATTTTTGGGCCTATTGGGCCTATCTAGTCCTTTTCCTTCAGATAGCTGATTGCTATAATCCGTCTTTAAACTTATCCCGTAAGGCGGATC